AATGCAAAGACTAAAATTAGTGCAACTGATGTCGCCGGAGCAGGTTTTAAATATATTCATGTGCAATCACCATTGACAACTACACGAATCCCGATACTTATAAGTAGTGCTGGAATGTTATTTGGCGGAGATAAAAGTTTTATGGTACAAAATTCGGAAAAGATTGTTTATTGTGCGGCAGAAGTGTACAATAAAAAAACTGAAACTAAGGTAGAAACTCTTGCAAGTTAAATTAACAATTAAAGATGAAGTTAATGTCAAACTAGAAGGACTTGATCTAAGTGTGCGCAAAAAACTTGTGGATAAGTTTAAGTACGAAATTCCAGGGGCACGCTATCAACCAAGTGTGAGATTAGGGCGCTGGGACGGTAAAGTACCATTCTTTAATCTTGGTGGCACAACATACATTAACTTACTGCCCGAAATATTACCTATTCTTGACAATTTAAACTATGATGTAGAACTTGAAGACCTGCGAGAGTATAGTACAAAGTTTGAATTTGATGAAATAACAGAAAACACATTTGCGCATAAGAAGTGGCCAAAAGGGCATCCTAAAGAAGGAGAGCCTATTGTATTACGAGATTATCAACCTCAAATTTTAAATAACTTTTTACAAAATCGACAAAGTGTACAAGAAGTAGCAACTGGTGCAGGTAAAACTATTATGACTGCGGCGTTGAGTCAAGCAATTGAAAAGTATGGTCGTAGTGTTGTTATTGTGCCAAACAAGTCACTGGTTACACAAACAGAAGCTGACTATATTAACTTAGGATTAGATGTCGGGGTTTATTTTGGAGACAGAAAAGAATATAATCGTACCCATACTATTTGTACCTGGCAAAGTTTAAACAACATGATGAAAACTACCAAGAGTGGAGAAGCTGAAGTAGAAATCGGTGACTTCATTGAAGGAGTAGTTTGTGTAATGGTTGACGAAGTACATATGGCCAAAGCAGATGCACTAAAGACATTGCTTACTACAGTATTTGCACACGTGCCTATTCGTTGGGGTCTTACAGGAACAATTCCTAAAGAGGATCATGCGAAGATAAGTATACTATGTAGTCTAGGGCCAGTTGTTGGGAAACTGAGTGCTAGTGATCTTCAAGAAGCAGGACACCTTGCAAACTGCCATGTTAATATTGTGCAGTTAATTGATCATGTAGAATATAAAGAATACCAACAGGAATTAAAATATTTGTTAGAGACCACTGGCAGATTGACTTATATGCGGAATTTAATTCTAAAAGTTAATGATACAGGCAACACACTAGTACTAGTAGATAGAGTAGCAACAGGTAAATTATTAGTTGAATATTTAGGTGATCGGGCAGTATTTGTAAGTGGTGCAACAAAAGGAACAACGAGGCAGGCAGAATATGATGAAGTGGCGACTAGTACTGGTAAGATTATTGTGGCGACTTACGGTGTGGCCGCTGTGGGTATTAATATCCCTAGGATTTTTAATCTGGTTCTTGTTGAGCCCGGAAAGAGCTTTGTTCGCGTTATACAAAGCATTGGACGCGGTATACGAAAAGCAGAAGATAAAGACCATGTAGAAATTTGGGACATTACAAGTACGTGTAAGTTTGCAAAGAGACATTTAACGGCTCGTAAGAAATTTTATACGGAAGCCTCATATCCATTCTCAATTGAAAAAGTAGAATGGCAATAATTTATATCGGAGAATAAAATTAGAATACTTACCCTTGAAAATCGTAGTTACGAAATGAATGAAATACCCAATGAAATTGATGAACTCAATTTTTGTGTATTAGATAATAGTAATCCCAAAGAGCCTGATTACTTTTACATACCATTGATCTTTATGGAGAGCTTCAATAGTCCTGCACTTGTACTACGAATCGGAAACCATATAGTTAAAATGCCAGTGGATTGGCAGTTGCTAATTGGGGAAAAAGATGTTGGCGATTTAGAAGTTGTCCCATTAACAAGCATTAATGATAGAGGATTTAGCGCATTTGCGTTTAACCCTAAAACAAGTTTCCGACCAGATTTTTATCCTGTAGAAATTGTTGACATTTATCAAGATGTTAAATGGTATTTCCCTAAACTTAAACCTGGACAAATGTTAGCAGTTCCTTTAGAGGAAGGGGTAGATGGCCCTATGTGTGCATACTTTGTTAAAGATATTAGTCGTCAAAGCGAAGTAGTTGATTATAATAAAATTTGGTAAATTAAAGTTATGGCTGCTAAGATATTTGAAAGCCCCGATGGAGGAAGAACTGTATATTCAAGAGACATTGGTGAAACTCCTCCGCAACGTGTTCAAATTAAATTTGACGATACAGATCCGAGAACCTGGGACAGACGACCTCTGCATGAACATATAATGGAAGACAAAATGTGGGGCGAGATACGAAGAATGGCTAGGACAGATCCAGGATTGCAAGAATTATTAGAACGTGTTATAGTATACTATAACTTGAGAAAAGATCATGGCAACTAAAAAACCCGCAGTAAAAACGCCAGTTGACTATAATAGTAAACTGTATATTGGCAACGAACTTGCGGCATTGGATCGCAAAGATAGGAATTATTTTGATAGTATGACCGACGAAGAACAAAAAAGTTTTTCGCCATATCAGTTTATACGATGGGGAGCTACAGTAGAAGGCGATCCCGATTTAGCTGCATACTACTTAATGAGTACAAATGAAAGACTTAACAAAAACTTTTTTGATATAAGTGCTACTCAACATAAAAAATTATTATGGTTATTGGCGACTACTATTAGTCCGGGTATGGGCAAGCAACGACACACCTGGTTGGCTGCAAAGAAAAAAGAAAATAATAACAAATCTGAAAAGTTTTTTAGAGAATTATTCCCCACGTATAAACAAGATGAAATTGAACTGTTGGCAAAAATAAATGATAAAGATGATATTAGAGAGCTGGCAAGGGCACACGGTTGGGATGATAAACGAATCAAAGAATATCTATAAATGCCGATATTGCGATAAAGACTTTCGCAGGAGAGCACTCTTGTGGCTCATTTGTGTGACTCTAAACGCAGACATAATCAACAAGCAGAAACAGGAGTACAGTTTGGACTTAAAGCATATTTGCGGTTTTATGAATTTACACAAGGTAGTTCCAAGCTCAAAAACTATGAGGACTTTAGTAAAAGTCCTTACTATAATGCTTTTGTTAAATTTGGCAGGCATTGCGTTTCTATTCGTTGCATTAATTTCGCCAGCTTCACGGACTGGCTTTTAAAAAATAATAAAAAATTAGACAACTGGTGTAGTGATCGACTATATACAGAATGGCTTCCTGAATACTTAAAAAAGGAAGCAACACAAGACGCACTTGAACGTGCATTAAAGGAGATGACAGACTATGCCGAGACCAATACATCCCTTAAAAATGGCTTTTCGGATTATTTTCGATATGGTAATAGCAATCGTATTTGCCACCATATTTCTACCGGTCGCATTAGTCCTTGGGTTTTATACAATTGTGCTAGCGGCATTGAGTTTCTTGGTGAGCTTAACGAGGAACAGACACAAATAGTTTTCCCCTGGATTGACCCAGATTTTTGGCAAAAACGATTCAAAGACTATATGGCAGATACAGAGTGGGTTAAGGACATATTGCAGAAAGCAGGACTATGAAGCAGTTTAAAAGCGATATCGACATAGACTTTGGTAATAGAGATTTGGTACTGCAATTATTAAAATATAATACTGCAGGTATTATTCGTGATGGTAAATTAATCAAGCACAATACTGGAATATATGTAACAGATATTCCTACAGATCCATTTACGGGGATCGCAACCTTAGATCATAAAGTTGCAGAAGAATTTGGATATAATAAGTTAGACTTTTTGAATGTTTCTTTATATACGCAGATAAAAGATGAGACGCATTTAACACAACTAATGAAACAAGAACCACTGTGGGATTTATTATTAGATCCTGATTTTTGCAGTTTACTAATACACATTGGGGCGCATCACGACTTGTTACTAAAATGCCCTGAACCAGTTAATAGTATCCCCAGGATGGCCATGTTTTTGGCGTTAATACGTCCAGGTAAACGACATTTAGTTGGCAAAACTTGGCGAGAAATAGCAGAGACTATATGGGACGCTACAGATGAATATACATTTAAAAAGAGCCATTCTGTGGCCTACGCACATTTGGTAGCAGTTCATATGAACTTGATCTGCGAACAAATCAGTTATGGTAATAATTAAGTTACTCTGCGAACTAGTGTTATACTACGGCGCTTACCGCGCTTCATAGCCATTTCTTTTAGGCTTACTTGGGGGCCTACTTTAATCTCAACATCTTTACTGTTCATTGTTTTAACGCAAAACTTGAACATACTCCACTCTGCTTTTAAAAACACATTAATAGGAATAATCCTATTACTTTCCCACCACCATGTGTCTCCAAGTTGTAGGAACATAATTTTTTGTTCGGGCGTTTTTAGGCTAGCATAATCATATATTGTAGTGATTTGCTCGTCTGCGTTTTGGATAATGCCTACATATTCGTTACCGCCATATGTTAATAAGGTTAGGTAAGGATATTGGTCTAATAGCTGTTTAAGTTCTTGCACGTTTTTATTTATGGAAAATCAAGACCTCAATTTAGTTTTGGTTTGGTAATAAATACACTATGATAACAGTTAAAGCCTACATTTATCCCAATACTGCGGAAGTTCAAGTTTTTGACCCGACAATATTTACTACAAGGAACAGAGTTGTGTACAGTCGTCCTATTAAAGTCTACCAAGGAGTAGATAATCCCATACAAGTTATAGTTAAAAACCAAGACCAAAAACCCGTAGATTTAACTGGCAGTAGTGTAACAGCTAGTATTCAAGATCCTACAAATCAAGTTACAGTAAAGAGTTATCCAGTAACATTTGCTAATATTATGTTAGGTCAAGGCAGTTTTGTATTTGACGCTAACACAATAAACAGTTTGGAGAATCGCTTTTACAAGTTAGCATTTAGCACTACAGTAACAAATACTGATCAAACTAGCCCTGTGTATATTGATGACAACTACGGGGTTCCTTTAGATTTGGAAATATTGCCCGCTTATTACGAGACCGCAGTATCGTTACCAGAATCAAATACATATTCACTAGATGGCGGATCGATCTAATATGGCAAATATTAATATATCGCAAATATTGATCAAGCGTGGCAACACGGCTGCAGCCAGCAATTATGTGGGCCCATTGGGCGAATTGTTGGTTGATACAGGACTAAAAACAGTACGTGTACAGGATGGTGTGACTCCTGGCGGTATGGCTGTGCTGGCCACCTTGAGTGGATACAATCAATTGTCTGCCAACATAGCCAACCTGCAAACTGCGGTCAGCACCATATCTGGATTGGATACAGGATTCATAGGCAACATCAACACCTTGTTGTCCAACACCGTAACACAACAG